AGAGTATTTCGATTCTGAACTTTCAAAAATTAGGCAAGTGCAGTTTTGGTGTTTTTTTGTAGCAGCTTGGATCGCTTATTATATAGTTTGGGGAGGTAAATCATGAACATGCAAGACGTACTAAAAGCAGTCATTCCGATCTTGGTAGCCTGTATTGCTTGGCTGCTTGGGCAGGTATCTTCTTTTCAAACTCGGCTTACCCAAATCGAAGGTAAGATGCCTGCGCTGATCACCAGTGAAGGCATCCCAACAGACAGCCCTATCTCCGCAGAGCGCAGAGCTAAAATGCGAGAAGAAATGTACCGAGAAATCCACGACATTCATGTTCGAGTCAAACTTCTTGAAGAAAGAACCAAAAAATAATGCTTACCCTCTTTACCACACTCATCTCGTTCCTCTCGGGTGGATTGCCTAATCTTTTAGGATTCTTCCAAGACAAGTCAGACAAAAAACATGAAATGGAAATGGCTCGCTTGCAAACCGAGCGAGAACTCCAAATGCTGGAAAGAGGCTACCAAGCCCAAGCGCACGTTGAAGAAATAAAAACCCAACAAATCGAAATGCAAACCCAAGCGCAGGAGCGAGCCTCGTTATATGCACACGACATTGAAATAAGCAAAGGTGCAAGCCAGTGGGTGGTGAATGCTAGAGCAATGGTAAGACCTGCTATTACCTACGGAATGTTTTTGATGTTTATGTTCGTAGAGATATTTGGCTTTTGGTTCGCTTACCATCGGGAAGTTTCTTTCGACATAGCGCTTGATCTTTTGTGGGATAACGAGACTCAAATCATTTGGGCTAGCATTGTTTCTTTTTGGTTCGGTACTCAGGCATTTAGCAAGAAATGAACGTAAGTGAAAAAGCCATCAAAATGATAAAGCATCACGAAGGTGTAAGGCAAAAACCCTACCGCTGCCCAGCGAAGCTCTGGACAATCGGGGTTGGTCATGTGCTTTACCCTCGTCAGGGTGCTTTGAAAATAGATGAGCGAGACGCTTATGCACTGGAAGAACGAGACAACCGCACTTTTTCAATGGAGGAAGTAGATGGAATTCTTAGAGACGATCTTAATCGCTTTGAGCGAGGTGTGGAACGCTACTGTCCCGTCAAGCTCACTCAAGGTCAGTTCGATGCTCTTGTTAGTTTTGCTTTCAATGTTGGTTTGGGAACATTACAGCGCAGCACCCTCCGTCAGAAGGTTATTCGCAACGACATGGAAGGTGCTGCAGAAGAATTTTTGAAATACACGCTTGCAGGTGGAAAAGTCCTAAAAGGCTTAGTCACTCGCAGGAATGACGAACGTGCTTTGTTTTTATCATAGGACGAAGTATAATGAACGCTAAAAAAGAGGCTCGAAAATGACGATTGCAGCGGTGATGACATACGACTCGCTGACTGAAAACATTCAGTCTTACCTCGAGCGCTCTGACACGGCAACTCTTGACAAGATCCCTTTGTTCATTATGTTGGCAGAGCAGGTCATTGCCAGCGAAATAAAGTTCCTCGGAAACCTGACTGTTAACACCTCTGCGATGGTTGCTAACCAGTTCACGATCGACAAGCCAGCAAGATGGCACAAAACTGTTTCGATGAACGTCACTGTTGGCGGTGTGCGTCAGCCCATACTGCTCCGCAAGTACGAATACCTGCGTGAGTATTGGCCAAATCAAACTCTAACAGACACCCCACTTTATTACGCTGACTACGACTATACACACTGGCTCGTAGCACCGACACCCGATCAGGCTTACTCTTTCGAAGTTCTTTACTACGAGCGTGTGCAGCCACTCGACAGCACGAACCAAACAAACTGGTTTACGATTTACGCACCGCAAGCATTACTGTATGGCTCGCTGCTACAAGCGATGCCCTTCCTCAAAAACGACGAGCGGACTCCAATGTGGCAAGCGCAATACTCTGCGATCATGCAGACGTTGAAAGCTGAAGACGTTTCCCGCATTGCTGACCGTCAAGCTATTGTGCTCGATACATGACCCTTTCATACGTTTCCCCTTTCACTGGCGATGTCATTCAACCGACAGACGTCAGTTTTGCTGCGTATACGATCAATGCTGCTTTTCAACTAGAGTGGCCATCTGGTGCTGCACCTGCAGAAAATCCTGCAGCAAGGATCATGGACATCACTGCGAGTGCAGCTGGTTACAGTCTTATTATGCCTCCAGCGAACCAAGTGTCGGTTGGTCAAGACGCACTGATCCGCAATCTTAGCGCAAATACTTTTACAGTTAAAGATTACGCTGGCGGGACAATCTGCACAGTCACTGCTGGGCAAGCGCAATACATTTACATAACAGGTAACGCTACCACAGCTGGTAATTGGGGCATAATCGCTTTCGGTGCTGGCACTTCCTCAGCTGACGCTTCGGTGCTGGCTGGCTACGGATTGATGGCGATTTCCAGTACATTGAACCAAAGTCACCCTTCTGCTACAATCAGCAGCCCTTACACCTTTCTTGCTGCTGACCGAGCACAAACGAAAGTCTGGACAGGTGGTGTTGGCACTGGCACATTGCCATTAGCTGCAACACTGGCCAACAATTGGTTCACCTTAATTAAGAACAACGGCACTGGCACGTTTACGATTTCGACTACAGGCGCACAGCTAATCGACGGACAAGTTAGTAAGCAGTTCAATCCTGACGAGTCTGCTTTTATTATTTGCACAGGTTCAGCATACCTAACTGTCGGATACGGAATTAGCACGAATTACTCGTTCACAGTGTTGACGAAGCCTGTTACTGGCGGTGCTTATGCGCTAACTTCGAACGAAGCTGGTAACCTTATTCAAGAATACGTTGGCACGTTGGTTAGCAACGTCACAGTGACTTATCCACCTGTGGTAAACTTGTATGTGGTTTCTAACCAAACAATCGACAATGGATTTACGCTAACGCTAACTACAGGGATCGTTGGTTCAGCAGTAGCGACAATCCCTCCAGGACAGCAAGCCACACTGATTTGCGACGGCACAAACTTCTTGAATGCTAACACTGTGCAAGCTGGTGCGACTTCTTTAAGCATTATCAACGGCACTGTTGGAACACCTGCGATTAACTTTGCAGCAGAAACAAACACTGGTATTTGGAGAGCTGGCGCTGGCGAGTTCGACATTGCTGTTTTGGGTGTTAATCGCTTCTCGCTAACTGCTCTTGGGCTGGCTATAACAGGCACTGGTAATTTCACAGGTGGAATTTCAGGAGGCACATTTACATGAGTCGTAAAGTATTTGCCTTAGACACTCTTCCTGGAATCCAGCGAGACGGAACTGTTTTCGATCGTAACTATTACGTTGATGGTCGTTGGGTGAGATTCCAACGTGGTCGTCCTCGTAAGATGGGTGGCTACCGAGAAATTGTAAACAATTTGGCTGGTCCATCGAGAGGCATTTACGTAAACCCACAAAACAATTTCAACAATGTTTACAGTGGCTACAATAACGGATTGCAGTTGGTGCCGATCGACAATAATGGTGTTGGTTCAGGTGTAACAGATATCACATTGACTGGGTTTACACCGAACACAAATAATCTTTGGCAGTTTGACACTTACACCGACACAAACGGCACTGGAAATCAAATTCTGCTCACTCATCCTGGACAAAACCTTACCGACATAAACAATTCGGTAGAAACTCCAGTTCTCGGCAACGTAATCGGCACGACCACTGCTAGTCCGATCGGTGTGTTTACGATTGCTGCAACGCTAAACTCTACGACCACTGTAACAGTTGCTTCGACGACGCAAATTGGAGCTGGACAATCTGTTTCAGGATCAAACATTCCAGCAGGTGCGACTGTTACTGTTGTAAACAATTCCACGACATTTACAATCTCCGCTGCAGCTACAGGCTCTGGCTCGGCAACGCTAACTATAAACAACAATATTTCGGTTTCTGGCGGTGTTGTTGTTTTGCATCCATACGTGTTCGTTTATGGAAATGCAGGTCTAATTCAAAACTGCTCTGCTGGTAACATAAATGATTGGGTCTCTGCAGACGCCAACGAGGTAAACGTGGCGACTGGTAAGATCGTGCAAGGGTTGCCAGTGCGTGGTGGTACGACTGCTCCTTCAGGCTTATTCTGGTCAACTGATTCTTTGATTCGTGTTTCTTACACCCCGACAACTGTTAATACAGGTGGCACTCCTTCCACGATCTATTGGCGCTATGACTTAATCTCGAGCCAGTCATCTATCCTTTCCAGCCAGTGCGTTATCGAATACGACGGAATTTATTACTGGGTTGGTGTTGACCGATTCCTAATGTATAATGGTGTGGTGAAAGAGATTCCGAACGCTTTCAACCAGAACTACTTTTTCGACAATTTGAACTATGCAGCTCGTGAAAAGGTTTATGTAACCAAAGTGCCTCGTTTCGGAGAGGTTTGGTGGTTCTTCCCTTCTGGCACTTCTACAGAGTGCAACGATGCAATCGTTTACAACATCCGTGAAAACTGCTGGTATGACGCTGGCCAAGCAATTGGTTCACGTCGTTCGGCTGGTTACTTCTCGCAGATCTTCCCATTCCCAATCAATGCAACTTGGGAAACAAATGCGACAGGTGGCGTCGGCGCTTACACAATCGGTAACAACGGCACTGGCTACACCAACGGCACTTATCCTTTGGTAAACTTGACAGGTGGCACTGGCACAGGCGCTAATGCATCATTCACTGTTTCGGGTGGGGTCGTTACGAATTTTGTGATAGGTTCACGTGGGACAGGTT